ATTTGTAAAAAAAATAAACTATGGTAACTATTTTAGGAAGGGAGATCCCCAACAAAATTGAAGAGCTAACTATTGAGCAGTTCGAAGCAATTACAGATATTAACAATAATAAAGAGATAGATCCTGTAGACAGGCATCTGCAAATCTTTGAGTATCTAGGAATACCTGAGAAGGAATTTTTTGATTTTGATATCTCAGATTTTATTGATATTGTAAAAGAGTTTAATACAGCACCAGAGCTTACTAATAACATGGAGCCTGTAGGTACATTAGAGCTAGATGGCTTTACATATACTGCAGAGCTAAAACTAACAGTAAGAGAAACTAAGCTGATAGAAAAAATAGCTATCCATAAGCAGAAGGGATACATCTCAGATATGATGGCAGTAATGTTTAAAGCAGATCACCTAACTACTGCAGAACATTATTCCGAAGCTCATCTTAAGCTTAAATCTAAGCACATAAGAAAATTGAAAGCAGAGATCTGCATCCCTTACATTATGTTTGTGGCTAACAAGGTAAAAAACCAAGTGGAGAATGTATCTACCGAAGCAGTGGAGTGAGATAAGTGTAGAGCAGTTCATAGAGATATCTGAGATAGATAAATCACAGGGATCCTACTACTATAATACTGAGATACTATCTATTATTTGTAATGAGTCTACTGAGGTGATAGATGATATAGATGTGGATGATATGGTCAAGATAGTTAAGCAGTGCAAATGGGCACTATCACAGCCATCCAACAATTATAAATCAGAGCTTCTAGGTATGAAGGTAAAGCCCTTTAATAAACTGTGCCTGTATGAGTACATAGATCTTGATTATTATTTTACTAATAACTACATCACTAACCTAGCTAATATCTGTGGGGTGCTGTACAGGCAAAGTAACATTAATGAGTGGGGTGAGGAGATAATAGAACCGTATGAGTATGATTGTACTATCAGAGCTGATAAGTTCTTAGATCTACCCATCACAGATGTGTATGGTATCATTAGTGATTTTTTAAAGTTTAGAGATAATTTTCTAAAGACCTACCAAAACTTATTTCAAGGTGAGGAGCTACCTGAGCTAACAGCAGAAGAGAAATCACAGCTCACACCTGATGAGTTGAAAGAGGAGGAGGATACTAAGAAAGATAGTAAGTGGAGTTGGGAGCGTATGATCTACGGCCTATGCAATAATGATCTAACTAAGTCTGATAAGATAGGAGCTCTACCACTTACCTATGTGTTTAACATGATGGGTATGAAAAAAGAATTAGACATCTAAGGGGAAGCCAGGTGTAAATCCTGCAGGAGGATCTAGTGCCTCAAATGTATAAACTATTCTTTGGTTTTTTTCTAGCACTTCCACCACATCTAAGATAGGGAATTTCTTTGTAAGCCACTCAGTGTACTGAGCATATATCTCAGCAGTAATCCCTGCGGAGTTTAGCTCTGCTGTGAATTGTGCTACGTAATCTCTAGGAGTAATTACCCCACCGTTCCATAAGAAAGCACCATTATTAAGGAATATAAAATAATACATAGCTATTATCTGTATCTCTAGTTTCTCAAAGCCTGTAATCTTAGCATTGATCCTAATACTTTCTACTAAGGTACCTTCACCATCTACTATATCATTCTTAAGTATACGTTTCAATATAGTAGCCATCCTCCTACGTGTAGGATATAGCACATTAAATTCACCTGTGTTTGCGTATCTTCCCATTATTTTATATGTTCCACTAGCACTCCGTAACTTTCAGTCACTGCAGTTAGTGTGTTGTTTTGAATAGTGAAATATAAATATTGTTGAGTGGTAAAGTCTTTAGCTAAAACATCAAAGGCAGCAAGTTGTCCATAGTCAGCATTAAGATTACCTCCCATTTGTATTGATTTTATACTTCCTAAAGCTCCACCTATTATTGGCATAGTCCTATAAATTGACACCATACCTAAACTACCTATGGCATTAGTAGCTATTTGAGTAGAAGCAGTTAATTGTATAAGTGATGGACTCGCTACAGTACCTATTCTTATTCGTGTTCTAGGGGCAGCTGCACCCAATGTAGTTACTCTCACAGTAAAAGATGAGCGAAGCATTGCATTACTTATTGCCGTAGGGATAGGCACAGAAGCTATTAAAGTTTCATTAGTTGTAGCTGTTACAATAGTTACTGCAGATGAGCAATACAAAGCTCCACTACCACCACTGGCAGCTGCTATGATTTGAGTACCTGTAATAGCAGTATTGACAGGAAGACCTCCTACAATGGAAGTACACTCTATTAAATCAGTCGCTTGTAAGTTACCTGTGTGAGCAGGTAAAGAGGGTCTCCAATCACCCCACCATCCATTAGCCATACCTATATTATATTATAAAAGTTAAATGTTTAGATCGGCACTGCACAATCAGTCCAATCATTAACTGTTAAGGTGATACTCATCTGGTATCCTGCAGCGTAATCTAGCAAATCATTATTTAGGGGTGAGAATGTAGGCACTCCTACCACATCAAAGCTATAATCAGTGCTATCCATATAATAGATATACAAGTCATTAAGGATCTGTTGTGTATCACTTAGAATAGTTATGATGTTAGCTCTATCTTTTTGTATGATATCATAACAGTATATATCAAAGCTAAACTCTGTAGTATTCTCAGTTGGTATCACTCCACTAGGTACAATATACACTAAAGGATACTTCTCATCCTGAGTAGCAAAGTTGTAAAGCTGTTCTTTGAAATCACTACCCACTTTGAATACTTGCTTATGTGCTGTATAGAAAGCTGTGATATGGTTTGTTATGGCTTGTAGACTGTTCATAGTTCTGCTGATTTATTTATACGGTTTATTTTCTGTTGTGTGGATGTTACTTGAGTCTCAGATACTACAGCTGTTACAGTCATATTGCCTGACTCACTAGATCCACCCCCTGCACTCATGGTTCCACCTGTGTTAGCACTGCCAAATAATTGAGCTGCCTGAGGTAAAGCTGTGGCTGCCGATGTACCTCCACCTCCTGTAGCACCACCACCTCCACCACCTCCGCTAGGGGTTGTGCCTGGTGATGTAAGTATCTGCTTCGCCTTAGCTACGTTTGTTGCAATCTGAATAATTCCTGTAGCAAATTGAGCAATACCTGCTGCACCTGCTGTTAAACTATTCATAGGGTTGGCTTGTGAGTTAGCTACCAAAGCACTGATAGCCTTAGCAGTATCTATACCTATTTGAATAAGAGCACTGGCCTTGTTAAATTTAGCTAGCTTCTCCTGGTCTTTAATTAGCATGCCACCAATATCAGTAATGCCCTTAGCAATATCTCCTGCTAGTGCTAGCTTTGCATCCCTTGCTTTTTGATCCTCTTCTATTTGTTTTAATGTGGCCTCTTTATTAATATCATCTAGAGCTTTTTTGTGGTTGGCTTCTAGTATCTCTAGAGCTTTCTGGTTACCCATTGCCATCTCTTGATCCTTAAGATACTTAGCTTCTATTTCTGCTATTCTCTTCTGCTCTTCTGTGGTAGTAAGTTCAGTTAGTAAATCACTTGCAGCCTTAACCTTGTCTTTCATTCTTGCAGTCTCTTCCTGTATCTGCATAGTGTTATATAAATCTAGCTTCTCTTTTAGTTGCTCTTGAGTTAATCTAGTATCAGCGTTGGCAGCATCTCTTAGCTTTTGATACTTCTCATTTTGTAGTATTAATTCTTTCTCAGCACCTTCTGCCATGGCATCTAATCTAAGCTGTGCTAGTTCACTCTCTACTGCTATCAAGTTCTTTTTTTCAAGGTCTTTAATAGCTTCTCTTTTTAACTTAAGTTCTGCTGCCTCTTCTTTATCCGCTTGCTCAGTTAATGTTATTTTCTCTTTTGTTTTTAGTTTAGTATTAGAAGCGATATCCTCTCTTTCTCTTTTGAATTTCTCCTGTATTATAGCCTCCTCTTTAGCTAAACCTTCGGCCATTATCCTTATTTCACCATCCCTAATCTTTCTAGCAGATGCTAATCTATCCGCTGCATTAGTTTCAGCAGCTGCCTTACTATCGTTGTTAGCCTTCTCTCTATTTTTTGCTGCCTCTTTTGCCTCATCATCAGCCGCCTTTTTTTTATCATTTATTAGCTCCTGCTCAAAGACAGCCAAATCATTTATAGAGTTTAGTCTAGCAGTATTGGCAGCAGCATTAGCCTTGGCATTAGCCGCCATTGTAGCCGCCATCTCTTTCTCAAATTTATTCCATGCAGTATAGTCACCTGTTTTCTCAGCACTTGCTCTAAGCTCAGCTACTGTTAACTCATTTTTAGCTTTTAGTTGTTGCTGAATAGCATAGGTTTCATTTACTAGTCCTGCCTGATATGATATGGCTGCCTTTAGTCTTGCTCTTTCTAAGCTGGTAGTATCCTTACCCTGTGCCTTCATGAGCTTAATTTCCCTGCCCATTGCATCATCTGATTCGGTGTACACTTGTTTCCTTCTTTCAAAGCTCTTATCTCTTGCTTCTGTTTCTTTTTTAATTTCTGCTAGTGTAGCCTCTGAATTTTTCTTAGCATTAGCAGCTGCCTCATCCTGAGCGAATGTAGTTAATCCTAGTGCATCTCCTAGCCATTTTAAAGCATCTATCACAGCATTGATAGGTATCATTAAGAAATCTAGCACAGCCCCTAGCACCCCTATCTTATCCAGGAAGAAACCTACTGCAGCCACAATAGCTACAATAGTTACTACCAATAAGAATAAAGGATTCATAAGGATCTGTACACCTAGCTTTACAAAGGCACTGCCTAGAGTTCCTAGCATCTTAACAAAGTTACCCATCCCCCCTAGTATTTCTTTGGGGTTAAGTTTGCCCATAGTAGTTGCTAGTGTGGATGCCTTAGTGGATGCTTCCTCAAAGTCAAGGCTCATCAAACTATCTTTGATACCACCTATACCATTACTAACCTGCTCAAACTTTGAGCCTGTAGCAAATACATTCACTGCCTCATTAGCATCTGATATCTTATCCTTAAGTACCCCTGCTTCCTGAGACAGCCTAGCAATATCTGCAGGATCTGTAGCGTTAGCTATCTCACCTTTGAGTGCTTTTAGTTCTGCTTTAATGGCACCAAGGCCAGAGACTACTATTGGTATTTCTACTTCGTTCATTTTATATGTAGTATTTAATTTCTATTGTGGTGCCGTCTAAGTATCCATCTACAAAGCCTATCCCTATTTGAGTGGTTGTAACTGATACGCTGTTAGAGCTTGTAGAGTATTGTGCTGAGATTACCCCGTCAAAGTTTACGTTGTTAATCATTATAGTAGGCACGTTTGTGCTAGAGATATATGAAGGCTCAAAGCCATCTAAGTACCCCTCATAAGTACCTACTCCTGTTCTGGTCCATGTAACACCACCTAAGCTATCATTTTTTACCTGTACTATAGGATCTGTTAATCCTGCCTGTGTTAAGTTAGCTATGTAGATTAATGGCACTGTGCCTGTAGGTACTCCATTTAAACTATTAACCACTAGGTGATCACCTGCTAGAGTAGTCTCACTGATGATACGATCATCTCCTACCACCACTGATCTAGTGCCACCCACTATCACATTACCTCTACCCTGTACAGTTGCTGTAGCCTGATCACCAAATACATTAGAGTTCACCATCCTAGTAGTATTGATATTACTCATGGCCATCATTTGTATAGGGCCTATCCCTGCAGGAGGGTTGGGTACATTAGGTCCACTAGGTCCCATGAACGGGGTGAAGTTAATTTCATTATCTATACTGATGAGCTCTACCCTTGTGAGCTTGTTAGCGTTGGCATCATAGTCAATTACTTTGTTAATGTTCCACCATGAATTATCTATCCTAATCTTATCATTTAATTTCATGGCCTGGATATCAGGCTCTTTAAGATTAAACAAAGCAGTTAGCATCTTACCGTTGTTTATCTGCCCCATTGTACGCCTCCAGTATCTGTTGTACAGGTTGTTATCTGTTAGGCTAGTAGGTTGGTAGTAGTAGTAATCACAGATGGCAAAGTTAATATCAAAGGTAGGAGTGAGTGGATCATCAAAGTGGCCTACCAATGGATAGCTAGTTAAGTTAATTTGTCCTATAGATCCATAGTCATATATGTAGAACTGCCCACAGGTAGCTAGTGGCTGTCCTGCTGTAGTCTTATCATATAGGATACGTATGTTAGTCTCAGGTGCAGCACCTGCTATCATAGGAACGTATGCACCAAATTGTGTTTTAATTACAGGAGTAGGGCTAAAGAGTACATCCTTAGTATCTACATCCTTTACATACTCATTATCAAAGATAACCTCAGCTTGCCCATAGATATTATTAGTGGCGTTGGTGTAAGTAGTGTTAGGGTTATCCTTATCCTCAGCATATGTTAGTATTATTTTCTTAGCGGTGAGCTCAGGGAGAAATGATAAGTTCTGCTCCTGGTCTTTGGCTAGCTTAGCAGTCCAGTCCACCTCAGCACCACTATCGTAGAAATCATCCCTATTCTGTATTAGTAGCTTATTGGGTTGGGTGCTATCTACCTGAGCGTAGATGTTATACATGTTAAAGATGCCCTTAATGAAATCACTCTGCTTTATCTTTTTAGGCACGTAATCATTAACCTCTATTATACCAAGGGCGGAGTTTATAGCATATATATTACTACTAGGCACTATGCTTATTAGTATGTTAGAGATAACAGCCTGTATTTGTACTTGTCCTGATGCAGGAGCTAATCCTGATGGGGAAGTTTTTCTCCAATTTCTAACAGATGCAGCGTTGCCTATTGTGGCATATTGTTGGCTTACATTTATACCTAAAGTTGCTGATGAGTTTTGCCCTATTTGAGTGTAGCTAAGTGGTATAGTAGTCTGTACTGTTTGTGTTAAAATAGAAGTAGTACCTACAGGTATAGTTAAAGGACATTGCACTGCATTAGTAACACCTAATAAAGTAGCATTGGGTGCTGTGTTAGTAAATAGATTACTAAATATAATAGGCACCCCTGGTATTGAAACTCCTATAGCAGGCTTATAATATACATTGGCTGCTGATCCACTAGCACTACCATACAAAGTACCACCTGATGTATTCACTACATTAAGCGTGTAAGTCATAGTGATGCTGTAGTCATAGCTTTGAGCATTGGCTGCACTTATATTAAAAAATGGTGTAGAGTACACACCTGTTACAGGATTAAATTGCCCTTGTATATCATCTAGCTCAGTCCACCCTGTTAAGTTAATCTTAGTGGCAGGAGATTGTGTGGTAGCTACTTGTGCTATGTTAGAGAAGCCTGCCCAGTTGTTAGCTCCATTGATAGTAGTGGGTGTTGTCTTTTCTGCTTTTACTAAAAAATCATTATAATCAAAGTTATCAGTACCTCCATTGTAAGGGATAAGCAGCTGCTGAAATCTATCATAAGACATGGTAGGCCAGCTGTAGCTAAAGCCAGCATCCTCAAAGATTCTATCAAAGTAAGTCTTAGCAAAGATGGCAGGCTTAAATTCGTTTATGCTATAGACACCATTAGTAGAAGCAGGTAGAAAGTACTTGAAGCCATTAGCTACAGTATTAGAAAATCTATTAACTACTTGTAGTGCATTGTATATGTGGTTAAAATCTGAGAAGTCTATATCAGTTAGTTCCTTGTTAGCGATGGCTGTAAAGAAATCTGCTTTGCTATCCTTAACCAATACCTCATACGTTACCTGCTCCTCATAGCCATCTGTTACCTGAGACTTTAATACCCCTGTCAACTGCATAGAGCAGTCCTCCATTATTGGTATGCCATCTTGAATAACAGCACAGGTAGTCAGAGCATTAATGTTGAAGGTGCCCTCCACTATATTCACATCATAGTAGTGATTAAGCAGGTTGTTGTTATTCTTACTACCAGTGAGCGTGATGGTCTTAGAGAAGTTACCCTTCCTTTGGCTCACATCTCTGATATCTCCTACCTGAAAATTCAAAGGGAAGGCAGTGCCCTCTTTGACATCTAGGAAGCCTGTGCTTAGTTGTATCTTAACCATTTACAATATTGTTATTAGCTAGCTTAATAGTTACGTTCTGCTTAATTAAATTCTTACTCCTATTATTATATACCTGGTAGTCACTAGTAACAATGTTACAGCTGATGTACTCCTCACTCTCAGGCACATCACAGTCATTTGCATATGAGCTTAGCTTTACATATGTGAAGGGTGAGCTGATGAGCTCAGTGAAGTAGTTAGCCATGTCCATAGTCATGAAGTTGGTAGCTAGATCTATAGTAGTATCAGTGCTTATGTAGGTGTTAGTCATGCCTCTATCAGTTAGTGCATAGTCCCATTGATTACTACCATTGATAAAGCCAGGCACATCCTGGTTAAATTGCTCACGTGTTACGTTACCTTTCTCATAGCTGTTAAGGCTAAAGGAAAAGCTGTTCCATGAGCCTAGCTTGTCTAAGAATAAGATGTTGTACTCAGTGGTGCGTATCCTTCTATCTATGTTCACCCTATATCTTGCTGAGCTCATCACCCCATTACGTTCATAGTAAAAGTCATAGTACTCAGTGGTAGGCTCTATCAAGTTACCTGAACCAAAGACCAGGGTAAGCACCCCAAAGTTGTTAGGCCCTACTGATACACCACTAAGATGGTCCACAGCTGTTACGTTCTTCTCAAATACATTACCACCATCATTTGCAAAGACCATGGTATCTGGTGCCGTTGGGGAACCATTAGCTATGCAGTTCACCCACATATCCTGAGATAGGGTAGCGTACATATTCTTGTTACCTGCAGGGTAGTTAGTTAGGAACCTATCAAAGATACCATTGAGCATGAAGTCCTGATAGTTATAGCTAGGCCACTCAGCCCAATTGATAGCACCGTTGAATACATACTTGTTAAGCTGTTGGGCTAGGTTTCTGTTTACTGTCTTTCTCCCATCTGCATAGGTGATGGCACCATCTATATTGGCATTGGTTACTAAAGACCATAAGCTGTTAACAACTATGTAAGCAGGGTTAGCTACTAGCACAGTGAAGAGCCCTTCAAGGTTGGGGTTGGCTACACCTAGATCTGCTTGTGTGATGTTAATCTGATCACCTAACAAAAATGTATTAGCTACGTTTATTCTGACCCTACCTGCATAGGGAGCTGTTACCCATTGAGTAAGTGCTGCAGTGTACAAAGTGGTAGTCAAGTACTCCTCCCCTATCTTTACATCATATTTGTAATGGGATCCAGGTGCATTATATACTGAGGTGTTATTTAAGTTCAGGTCATAGCTTACCTTAGCCTGTAACAGCTTCGATAGATCTATCTCACCAAAGCCAGTGGCATAAGTTGGCAGCACCCTGTACTCAGCTATTTTATTTGTGGTACCACTCTGATAGATATCATAGATAAACTTGAAGCCCTGCAGGTTTACATTGCTACTGCTGTAGATATACTTAACAGGGTTGTATGCAGGAACTATTACTTGTGGGGTTGCTTGTGCTACTAATGCCATTACTTCTCTTTACCTATATTAGTTTACTTTGTATTATTGTTTTTAAAGCCACCCATAGCGATGAGGTAGGCATGATCTAACATGGCTAGATGTTGTTGCATCCTCATAGGGTTGTTGAATACTATCCTAACACTCTTGCCTGTCTTATGGTGGATGTATGCCTGGACCACCTGTATCTTATGTAGCGTATCAGAATGCATAGTACGAATCATCAGTGTAGTACTCCTGCCTTATGTGAGTAGTGGCATATCTTATTGCATCCATAGCATCATCAAATAATTTGACAGGCTCATCTGTTATGAAGTCCCCTATCTTTTTCCATTTGTAATTCTCATACTCTCTCTTCACTGCCTTATCATCTTGACAGATTACACCAAAGGTCTTAAGGTTGTCTATGCCTTTCTTAACCACCTTGTTTGCGTTCTGTACATCATACCCTGCTATGTTCATCTCCTGGATGATTTCTGGACGTGAGTAATCTGCTAGGATGGTTACAGTCTGTTCTATCCCTAGGGTGCCTAGCTTCTCTATGAGCATAGTAGTGGTGAGGTAGCTCTCATATATCACAGGCTCTATGTAGATATCATTATCACAGTAGTATACCCTCATCAAAGCTGTGGGGTGATTGTAACCAAAGTCTAAGCCATACACGTACTTGACAAATCTAGCAGGCCTATGAGCTACAAAGGACCAGTTGCTGTAGATGTTACTCTTGCTTGTTGCCTTCTCACCTAGAGCATAGATCTGATACAGTGCCTCATCTGTTCTCTTAAGGTCTTCTATCTGTGCCTTGATGCTTTCAGGTAGGAATGGGTTATCTTTGTAGGTAGACTTTATCAGGGTGCTCTCCTCAGCAGGAAGCTCATACAGCCACGATACACTATCAGATGGATTGTAGTCAAAGATTAGCTTATCTTCTGTTCTCATGTTAAGCTGAGTGAAGTCATCAAAGTACAGCTCATTGGCTTCATTGCACCAGGCAATGTCACGCTTCCTACCCCTTATCTTTTGCTCATCATCTACTGAGAAAAACTCCACCATGCTACCATTACCAAAGGTGTAGATGTGCTCAGACTTATTGTGGCTCTCCTGCTTATACAGCCCTATATCTTTAAGTATCTCTATGAAGTCCCTGAGCACTGTGGCACGTAGGGCAGGGAAGGTCTTGCGTATTACTGATACTACCTTATTGTTATTCTGCAGGCAGTAGATGATCATGAGCTGACAGAGGCTGTAGGTCTTAGAGCTCCTGGAACCACCCTCATTAATAATGAACCTCTTATCACTTAAGATGGCCTCATAGTTCTTCTCAAAGATGGCAGTCGCTTTTATATCCATAGCAAAGCTAGTACCTAGTTAGATACTATATAGTTATTATTATTATTATACTACTTAACTATAGTAACAGTTATAGCAGATATCTTCTCATCACCACTGGTTACATCTGTGTGCTCTTTCAGTGCGTTTAGTCTCTGAGTTATAGACGGGTTAAATTGTCCTACCATCCCTCCTGTAATTTGATCGTTACGGATCTCTTTCTTTATGTGCGTACAGATTGTCCTATATTCAGAATATCTACCATCAGTGTTATCAAAATAATGGTGCACATCACTGTAGTTATTATAGCAGAATATCTCAAAGCCCTCATTAGTCAAAGGTACTCTTAATGGCTCTGCTACCATCTCAGCAGTCTTTTGTGATAGCACCCATTTAGTCCTGGGGTTAGCAGCACAATATGCTTTGTACTCCTCAAATATCTCCATTAACTTCTCAGGAGTTTCTATCAGTTTAGGCCTCGGCATCTTTCTCTTTTTTCTCTTCGTTATCTACCCCTTTATACTTTACCTTAGGAGTGCTCTCTTCAAATAGATATCCTAATCCTTTAGAGGTATAATACTTGTGATCCTTAGCAGTCTCTTCTGTTACTGTAAAGCTGGTCTCAAAATTACCATTATACATAGTAATATACTTACCTAGGTGTTCATTCTTTGTCTTCATATTGTAATAAAATTAAAAAAGTGTAATATAATGCTATCCAAATTCCTGCTGCCCTACTAGCCCAAATATAATCTAGGGTAAACAAAGCAAGTCCACAGCTCAGAGCTGTAAGCAGTGACAAGATACTAATAAACTGACTCGGTTTCATACCTATATTGTAATTTATTTAAGTTTTGTTTCAATTCTTTTATCAGGTAGTAAGCTGAGGTATGGGTAATACCGAAATAGGTAGCCAGTGCTCTGCTTGTGATGTACCCCTTATCAATATATGCTTCAAATACTATCCTTTGTACCTGGTCCACTATCTCTGATCTATATATCTCTATCAATCCCTTGTTAAAAGAGTAGGTTCTATCCTCCCTTATCTTATCTGCTAGCTCATCATCCTCCATTCTATCAGGAGTGTTATCTATTATAGCTGTTACCCTATCATCTTTATGGCTTTTAGATGTGGACCAAAGGATCTGATACTTAATTGTATTCAGCAGGTATCCCTTTACCTTATCCTCATCTGCTGTGTAATCATTTATAGTAAGTACATGGATGTAACTGTTGTTTATGACAGTATCAGCGTCTATGTAGCTACCCATCTTAGATAGAAAGTAAGCCGTATAAGCTCTCACCTCAGGGTAAGCCCTACTAATGTAGTTGTCTAAGAGCTTTTTCATACCAAATCATAAAATCTTTGTACCATATCCTCCTCCTAACCGACGCACAGAAGCATTCCCTAGGTTGCACCCCATCGTACTTAATTCTAATCTTTAATAAAGCCACACAGCTGTGCTTAGAGTACCTAATATTCTCAGGTAGTAACTCTATTTCAGCTATAAGATCTATCTCAGTTTGTTCAAACATTCGTCTAGTATAAAAGCAAGTAGTGCAGCCTGACAAGCCAGGATAAAGTCAAAGGTAAAAAGTAAAGTAAGCCAAAAAGCCACACATTTAATACATCCTAGTGCAGAGTGTATATGTATGGCTAATGAGCTATTAGGTCTATACCTAAATAAGTAGTCAAAGGTTGCTTGTAAGGGCTCAAAATTAACAAACCACCACGCTAAAGGAATAAGAGCTAGTAATATCATAGCTCAAATATAGTAATTTAATTAGAAAGGTAGATCATCATCCTCTAACTTGAATGGTTCTGCAGGTGGTGATAGTACTGCTGGCTTAACATAAGGCTCTTGAAAAGTAGCACTAAAGTATTTTAATCCTTTCGAAGATTCTTTTAACCACAGTGCCACCTCCATATCAGCACCATTAACGTTTACCTTCCCTTTGTAATCTGGTTGAGTCTCTGCTGTCTTCTTATCATTTTTAAAGATAGCTCCTGAATTGTTCTTTGTTTCCATTGTTTATATTTGTTTTAAATTGTTAATAACTTGTTATTTAGTAAAGAAATACATGATAGTACACCACCACCCCCACACAATCGCAGGGGCTAGTAGTATTGATAGTAGCAAAATCATAACCTTCTCTCTTTAATGATAGGTAACTCTTCACCGTATACTTTAAGTGTAAGCTCTTCTGCATATTCTTTTGCTAGCACTGCTACCCTTTTAGGTGAGTACTCTATAACCTTACTTATAAGGCCTTGCATAGCACAAATTAGTGCATCTTCGTAAAACTCTTCTCTTGATCTCATAGTTGTTTTATTAGTTCATTAAAATACTCCCTGCACTGTTCTACCCTCACCTTAATCTGTTCTATCACCTCATCATCTCTTTGTATTACAAAGGTCTTGACTCGCTTAGCATCAGGGATATGATTGAAGCTGTGCTGTTTTTGCACCTGGTCTCTTAAGTCCAGGCTCTCCTCCATTAGCCCTAACTTGTAATGAGCACTCTTTACCTCCTGCTCTACTATGGCATGTGGTGTATTGGTTAGGCAGTAGCATAACAGTGCTTCCTGCTTATCACATAAAAACATATACCCTTGCAGCTGATAGTAGTACTCTTTATTAGGGCACTCAGTATCGAACCAGGGGAACGTGCTGCCACTCCATGAATTTTTAACATCCACTAGCACCTGGTCTGTAATTACATCGGGTGTACCTGTTAGCCACTCGTTACTAAAGTTCTCCTCATTTTTAAACAGGAAGCCTTTATCAATTACATCCATTACAAAGCTGAGGCACATATCCTCGCACTCATTACCCTTATCAGTATACTTACTAGTAAACTCTTTACGTATCCCATAAACGTGAGCCAGGGCTAGGCCCTGGATATACGTCTTTGTTGTTTGTGATAGCACCTCCCCTTTAGTTTTGGGTGAGGTCATTATCTTACCTATAGCTGAGCATCTAATTTTCATATCATAGGTATTAATAGTAAGGCTTTCTCTTGAGTTTCTGTAAGGTCAAAGCTATCCTTTAACTTCTCTACAGTAAATTTACCATCTGCTATAGTCTTAACAGCCTCAGCAAATCTCTTTGCATCTATCTTAGGCTTCGCAGTAGATGCTACGTGGCCATCATCATCAGTAGCTTGCAAAGTTAGCAGGCTTTGGATGGTGTACCTACGAAAATAAGAAATTTGACTACCCTGCTTCTGAGCATCTAGGTTTAAATCAAGTGCCATACAGCTAGAGATAGAAAAGCCAGTGTATATGCATACAAGCTGAGTACAAACACTACCACCATCTATAGGCTGTAGCAAAAGTAGATCATGCTGTAATAAGATAGGCTCAACAGCTTCTAGGATGCTATTGATATCTGCATAAGATTTCTTAAAGTGGGGGTTAGTAGCATTCTTATGTACTTTACCGATTAGTTGTTTTGCCTTGTGAAGGCGAACATAGAAGGGAGCAGGCTGCTGCTCAACCTCCTGAGGCTTTACAGCCTTTGTAGTTGTTTTTTCCATTGGTTAGTTGTTAATTATTTACAAATATACTACTATTATTCTATTTTAACATTATTTTCTGAAATTATTTCTCTCAGCTTATTCCTTACCTCCCACATCTCCTCGTTACCATTGTACTTATACTCAGATCGTAACCACTCATCCATCTCTACAAGTGCCATGTAATAGTTAAAGCCATTGGTTGCATGGTTAAACTCCTCTAAGTCCTCAGGTAGGTAAAATTCTAGTCTTGCTTTCATATCATTTCTATATTTTAAGGTTGTACGTATATTATATTTTAGTGTTATACTTCGCCAAATATGGTTAAATTTTATAGTTTTGGCTAGTTATATCATTTCTATTTAAGTAATGTGGCAACTTTTACCCCTTATCCTTTATCTATTTGTCCAGGCAAAATTCATCATACCACTGTACGAAATCATCAAAGGTCTTACTAATTATATAGATCCCCCCTGCAGCTTCTATCATCTGTTGGTATTCCTTCTGCACCACTGACTGCTTATCCTTCCCAATCTTAACTTCTATCTTTACAGATCTCCCATAAATAGTAGCAGAGATATCTGCAGATCCTGGAGTTCCTGTGCCCTTAGTCCACTGCCCTGCAGTCTTAGTGCCATCGGTTCTATAGCTTTGTCTAAACACTCCCATTGTATTAATTCTTTCAGCTTGATGCTGTGAGTAGTTTAGGAAGTCTTTAATACATTTAGTCAAGCCATTAGCTGTAGCATCTGAGTACTTAGTCAGTGGTATGATGTGCCCTGGTGCTGATGGGTACCTGTAGCTCATGTACTTAATTTCTAGATCCTTTAGTCTAGCTTTGTTTTCCTTTGTCATATCTTATTAATTTTAAACCATCTACCACTAGCACTCCTACCTTTATCAAATGCATATCCTTTAAACTTGCAGTACTCATTAACCATCTTAAGATACTTTTGTGCATTTAGATCTTGCCATCCACCTGTGTAAGTCTGAAAGTCCTGAATGGATGTATTGTTATAGTGCACCACATCTAAAGTAATGTTACCCTCAATAGCGTAATCATAAAACTCTTTATTAGTAGCTGAGATAAATCTCTTATGATCTGCATTGATAGCTACAGCTTTAACAAGGCCCATTGATAGGAATTTTTGCAGGTTACTGATCATGTAGTTGTCAAATACTAACCAATCTACCACACTCCAGCTGTCAAATAACAATCTACCGTACTCATCTAGTGGGTTTCGCTGTGCATTAAAGTACTGATTAAACTCTATTTCGTGCCTTCTCCTATCATGGCTACCACCTGCACCACTAATCACATAGTTGGTAGTAATAACAATCTTAGGAGAGCGTTCAAATGGGATAAAGATCTCATCCTTATTCTTTCTGTTTACTGTTATCCCTTCTGATATTAAACTAAATAGCTGCTCAAAATCAAAGTTCTTTTTAACATCATCAAAGGCCAGGATCTGACTATCTAAATTTACCCTCTGATAAACAAAGTCAGACTTCTGTGGATTAAATGCTTTACCATCTATCTTTACAATATTTCTAATCTTACCTATAGCTGTTAGCACTAAGCTCTTACCACTTCCTCCATTAGGATTATCATCTATCTCCTGGTCATTAAAGATTATTGCCTTCTGATCTGTTTTATCTTTGTAGGTATGGAGTAGATATCCTAGGGTAGTCTCTAAGGCATTCACCCTCTGCTCATCATCTGCAGATACTTTGGATACAAAGCTCTTAAAGTCATTTTCTATGCTCTTAGTTGGCTTATAATCCCTATCAATAATTTGCCTATCCCAAATGTAGCCATCTATATCAATGTAGGGCACGATATCTATCTTATTCTTAGTAATCTTAACTACTCCATTACGATAAGGTATGAAGCTCACATCCTTAGTATCCTGCAGCATCATTAATCCAATAGGCTCTAGCATAGATAAGTGGCCATCTGTAAAAAGATAGGGACTTTTACTACAGTAGTTCCATACATCCACCTGCTTCTGCTTCATTAAGTATGCTAAGACAAAATCTTTTACCTGGTCCACTGAGCTAAGATTAACTTTATTTTCTATTACCCTCACAAAGGTGGGTTTCTCTGAGCGTTCAGGGTAGTATTTGTTAAAGCCGTATTTATACAAAAAATCACGATATCTCATAGGATCTACACTAACTACTTTCTTATCACTAATGGACCAAAATACATCCTCACTATTAGCTACATCCTTTTTAACATCCTCTACCACATCAGGCTTAATATCTAACTGCTTAGATATATCACCAGGTGAAATACCCTCTTTTAGTTTTGACCTTACCTTTAAAATAGTTTCTTTATCCTCAAAATACTTAGTGCCTTTATTAGGGTTCTTATAAGCAGATCCTACACAGGTATTAATTTCTATTTGAGTAAAGTCCTTAGCACTATATTGGTGAAGGTAAAATTTAGCAGTATTCTCACTAATACCATACTCACAAAAACAGTTAGCTACTTTAAATACCCAATTATTTCTCCCATTTGATATATCTCCATGGTTAAACTTCATTATATTCTCAATGATATTAGCTTCATTAGTCATGGGTAGCACTGGCACCCTTTCAAAAGAGCTGTGGCCCTTCTCCTCTTCTATCAAATCAAATACCTCAGCACTTAAATTAATGTAAGCAGTAGGATCATAAGACTCAAAGCACACTCTGCTAACATTACATGAGCTAGCATCAAAGTAATCACTATCAATAAACTCCTGAAAAGCTTTGAACCTTCTCTTATGTGTAAATTTATCTGATGCTGGTATCTTTATCACGCATTTTAGCCCTTTACCGGATGGTGATATGAATATCATAAACACATTAGAGCACTCCATTAGTCTAGCCTTCTCAGCTTTCATTACCTTACTGCTAGGGTAATCATCAAAATCTAATATACAAAGCCCTGAGTGCTCAATAAGGCCATTATCATTACGTTCATTAAAGGTACCATTAAACATGATAGCCCTGAGGCTGTTCTTTAGGCTGCTGTAGGCAGGATCATCCTCCTCCATAGCTCTAAGAGCAGTTATCTTATCAATTAGTTCAGGGTAGCCTTCCTTTATCCTATTGTAAACATCCACCACATCTTGAGTGTAGGGAGTTTCTTTAGAATTGAATAGGCTTTTAAATACAGATATGTTCATAGTTAGTTAGTTGGGCTGTAAATGTAATCATTATTTTTACATGACAAGTCTATGACGCAAAATGACGCAAATTTTAAGCACTTGTCATAGCTAATAACTAAGCCTAGATTGACTCTTAGAGTTTTATGACGCAAATGACGCAAAATAAAATAAAAAAAATCTTTTGAAAAAATAAAATTATTCCAGCAGCTGTTAATAAGAGAATGTGACACAGCGTCATTAATCATGCTGGTAGTTTCTATATTGGTTATTAAATATCCTTGCCTGCACTAGCGATAAGTGATACATAGACTTGCAATCCTGCACATCTTTAATCAAATTTCTTTGTTCAAATACTATATCTACTCCTGCAAATTCCTTTTGAAGCTCCAGGGTGTCTAATAAAAAAAGTTTGTCCTTAGTATCTAGAAAATAGTTAGCTTGTGTAATCCCATGGATAACTGTTGCATGGCTTCTGTTACAGATCTTACCAATTCTATTTAAAGTTATCCCATGCCTACGCAATAGAGTATACAGATACCACCTTCTATGTACTAAGTACCTGTACCTTGTTTGCTCTTTTAAATTTTGCTCTTCTATTATCTGTTCTATCCTTGCTATCATGATATTAGTTTTGGGTTAACTGATTTAAACAGCTCACTTTGACTATCTATTAATCCTACTGCATTGATATAGTCAATCTCCACCTTTGCACTGGCTATGATGGTAGATGATAGCTGAGCTATTGCTTTTGCCTTATCCACCTCTTGAGCTACCTGCTCACTTGTTAGCCCCTCATCTGCTAATCTTTCTAATGCCATAAAGATATGATCTCTTAGATCACTTAATTTGTTGTTTGCCATTTGTTTTACTTTTTAATTTATTGGTTAATTTAATTAGATCCCTAACCTCTGCAGGGTATCTGTGTATACTGTTCATTATTGCCATTTCTGCCCTGGTCTTTACTTGTAAATTGCTTAGCTCACAATTCATAAAGTTCCCATCTATAAAATTAATCACACATCCTTTTGGTATCTCACCATTTGCCTGAGTCCATACATGCCTCTGCAGGAGTTCCCAATGACTATCTTTAATTTTGATATATTGGTACAGTCTACCTGTTTTATCTGCTCTATTGTGGATGGTTCCAACGGGTTGGGTGTTATGTGGCTTACTGCCTTTCTTATACATGGTAGGTTTCACCTTCTCATAAGTTTCTGCAGGCATCTTTACCCCTTTGTTTTTTGGGATATGCCCTGGCTTAAATTGGAAGGCCTCACCACTTCTCATCCCCTCTTTATATCTACCACTTGCTGCAGTCTTAAGATAAATAGGATCCTTTAGCAGCTTATATCTGTAGGCTATATTATACACCTTGCTTCTGTTTATTCCTAGATCCTTAGCTATTAGAGCAGTGCTTTCAAATGGATACCTTCTAATTACTTCTGCTATCATAGCTCTTCTACTTTATAGCCATTATCAATATACCACTGCGGCGTATCTGCTTGCTCATCTGTGTAGATGTAATCATGCATCTTACCATCTTTACCTAGGTAACAATACCACCAAAAGCCACCTTCAGGCTCCATCCTATCATCTATCCATACTCTATATTTTTTCATACTGTTCTACTTTTAGTATTAGTTTTGGCCACATAGCCATTATCATTATTGCATGATCTCTATCCAGGGCTTCTAGTATTCTGATGGCAATTCGTTTTTTTCCACTTTCAAAATAGTTGTAAGTTACTTTATACCTTTTCATTGTTTCCATATTTTTCATTATACCAAATTTCGAACTCGTCGAACTCATCAATTTCCCATCCTCCAACGTATGGGCAACTTGCACCTCTCATTTGCTCTTTTTCCTTTTCTTTGGCTACATATAGTTGAGCAATTAAATCGTGTATACACCAATGAGAGCATCCTTCTTTTTGTTCTTTAATAAAGTATTCTAGTAATTCTCCTATTGCTGTCTTCATTTGTCTTTTTTTATTTGGTTATCTAATGAGCTGAGGTAGTCCAGGTATAATTGTAAGTTGAAGCTCCCCCCTTTGTCCCCTTCGCTCTTTTTATTTTTCCACCACTCCATCTTAGTCTGTAGGCTAAAGTTAGTGGGTACTGGTGCTGTGTTATCTGTCATCTCTATCGTTATTTAGTTCGTTATAATATTCTCTATTATCTAGCTCCCACTGGCATACATCAAATCTCTCAGGATCTTCTAGTATGCTATCCTCAATAGCTGTTATTATTTCTTTTAGCTCATCTTTATTAGGAGTAAATGGATGGCATACGCTGTTACACCACTGTTCACCTTTCTCCAGGGATACATCTACTATGCATTCATTAGTTTCAGGATCAAATGAGACAAAGCTCCACTCAAAATCTAAGATAAATTCAATACGGCCCACCTCATACCATAAAGAGGCTGTATACTTGTCTACTTGTAAGTCTTCTGTTAAATTCATTTTAAAGCGTTTTAAAGGTTAGTAATGTAAGCAAATGTATAGACTGCCACCCAAAACAATATAAACACCATAGCAGTGCTTAAAATGTCTCTATGCTCATCAGTGAGGGGTTGTAAGTAATAGATAAGGTCGGTTAGTTTCTTTCTCATTTTCTTTGAATTTTGTAAACTTTGTCAGTAGCTTTGATTTCTGCAAGTATAAGCTGTGATCTCTCCATAGCTAGAGCTAATTCGCAGATACTTTCCCATTGCTTGTCAGTAAAAGCAGTGTTAGTGTTAATTTGCTGGAGTAGGTACTCAACAGCTGTTTGTTTTTGATCATTCATAATTGGTTAGTTTTAATTAGTGTTGCAAATATACGAACAAACAATTAAATGTATACAACTTTAGTGTAATTTATAATCATTCTAAATAAGTAATGTAAAGGAATAGCCTGAATTTATACATGATAACCTTAAATATACTTGGGTAATATGTTAGCTATATTATACATTATGCCACCATTCTAGCTACTATGTTGGTTATAAGCAACATTACAAATCTACGGTAGTAGTTTGCTTTTACCGTAAAATTGTGTCACAAATCTTTGTAGAATTAGTCAAGTTTATTGTGCAAAAAACAAGGCAAAAAAAATACCCCCCTGCCAAACTAACCAAAGATGCAGAGGGGTTTAGGTAACACATTGGGCGTATTAACCTAGTGCAAAATTACATATTAAATTTGATACTATCTATATACTTATGAGTTTTTCTTTCTTTAGTAGAGTCTCTTACACATTTAATAGTAAGTATTCTACCACCTAATGGCTTAATGGGTGCCCCTCTCTCTACATGCCACCCATGAGATCCATCACCATACTCCTCTTTGTAGGTTCCTGTGAGCATGAGGTGCAATTGCTTCTGCTTAAGTGTATAGCCTGTTTGTGGATGGCTTTCTACTGTATCTCTTACATCATTTCTGCATGAATTTTCATGGATATGGCCCATAACAAATACATCAAATCCTTCATATAGTTCTAATGCCCTGGTTAAATTGATAGCACCTTTGGTAACTATACCACCACCACCTGATCCATGAAAGTATTTTACCTTAGTGGTAAAAGATGAGGTAGAGCTGTCTGATGTTTGCTTTATTATTAGCCATCCACCATAACCACCTACCTGCACATTAGATTGTGCTTTAAAGTTTAGAATATCTACAAATCTCTGCAGGATATCAGTCTCTTGAAATTTAATTATAGTAGTCTCATGGTTACCGTATCCTATTAGCTTAATGATGTGGGCATAGGGTAGGAACCACTCTACAGCTGTCTCTACTATAGAGTCCAAATACCTTGCATTATTGTGCTCAGGTCTTATATCAGATTTATTACGTCTATTATCTCCCCTCCCTTGCATTAAGCAGAACATATCACCATTGATCATTACAGGTATCTCCTCTTTTAAGCAGTAGTCTAGGTGCCTTTTGATTAGCTCTCTATCAGTGTGTGGGTTATCCCAGTGCAAATCACTAAGAATAGCTACTTTGACTTCACTACCTGCTAACACAAGTTCGTGAACATTCTTACCATGTCTAATCATAAAGTTATTTAAAGGGGTTGTATAATTTATCTAGTAATCTAAGAATAAAGAATAGAGCTATCCCACAACCAAATCCTATAAAGAATAATAACCAATTAGTTTTGGCCTTAGTTAGCTGTACCTCTTTACGCTGCTCTTTAGCTTCCTTATATATGTACTTATATTTCAGTACATCCTGTTTTAGCACTTTAGTTTTGTACCTGTATTCTATCCTGGTCTGATACCTGGTCTTAGGCATTTCTAGGATCTGTATAACAGTGTCTTTAGTTGTTATGAATTTTTCGTATATAAGCGTATCATTGCGTATCACTGCAAAGCTATCTATAGTATTAATTTTGATAGTATCATTTGCTATACTTAAGCCAAACTTAACAGCTTTTTTATAATGGTATTGTGCTTTTTTAGCATCAGAGCAGGAGCCTAATAGGCATAGTGCTACAATTGGTAGGATGTATTTCATAAGTTCTCTAGCATTGCTATCATCCTAGGGCAGGGGTAGATGTCACTCTTATCATGACGTACACTATTGTGTGTAAATATACCACTTTCTCCCCTCAAAGCACGTTTGTCTATATCAAAGATGGTAGCAAAATAATCTCTAGGGATGTTATACTGATCACAAAGGTATACTAGAAGCTGCCGAGTAGACTCTATCTGTGCATCTGTGTACATTTGCCAATAGATGTGCCCTTTGTATGGTTTGTCTAATATAGTTAGCTGAGTATAATCTACTTTGCCACCTACATAGTTATAGTAGTAACCGTTCTTTTTGGTTAATGGTCCATAGTTACATATCTCTATGCCTATAGACATTCTATCAAGGCTCCTATAAGTTACTCCTGCTTCACTAAACACCTCTTGCTTAAGCCCCAGGTGATAAGCCCAATTTTTAGAGCTGAAGCACTGCACTATTGTGCCCTTGGAACCAATGATAAAAGCAGTTGCTACCCTTCCTACTTGCTGATTAAAAAAGTTAGCTACAGATACTGCATCTGGTCCACCTGCTGTATGGTGCAAATAGATCTGTTTTTTGTCTGTAAGCTCATCTACATACTGATCTTTAGATAGTCTCTGTTGTACTATCTTCGTTATGTCTAATTCCATTTAGATCTGATTTAATTTCTTTAGCCCTGGCAAATAAGTTTTTCATACCCTGCCAAATATCAATACCTTTAACTGCTTTGTAGTTTTCATTTATGCTCATCACTTCTATGCTACATAGTATAAGGCTAAGTATTTTTGTAAGCATTAGTGGTACTGAGAAAAATTTTAAAATAATATCATTAAGAATCCAAAAGTCTATCAGGTAGAACCCAATAACAGCCACCTCATAAAGCATTAGCTTAGAGATGATAGCAGATAACTTCCTAGATGTAATTTTAATCTTTAATTTTTTAGCCTTCCATATCCCTGTAAGCGTATCTATAACAATAGCAAAACCAATTAAAAATAATATACCTGAGATAGGCAAAAAGAAAGATCCTATCACTGCTAAAAGTTGTATTATATACTGTTTAATTGATGCTAATAAGATGGCTAACTGCATTCTCATAGTATTAGAATAGCGTTGTTATATCCATTTTCTCTAAGGTTACCACACATGCCAGTGCATACTGTCTGAAATTGATTGATACAGTTGCAGTTATTAAACATAGGCCGTAGATCTGTATCCATGTTAGTGGTAGATATGAAGAGAGGGAAGAGATTTCTGTTAGTTAGCAGCCATCTGATTAATCTCTGCTCAAAAAAACTAGCCTTCTGTGC